CGTTGACTCCGACGGCAATATCCTCCCCTCTCACCTGATCTCGACGGCTGGGAACCGAGTCCAAGCCCTGGTGAAGGTCGATCTCGACCCGGCTCAAGAGCTGGTGATCTTTGCTCACTATCGCTGAACAAGACTTGGAGTTTTGAATATGGCGCTTGTCCTCACCCAGTCCGGCCAGATCCTGCTCTTGAGCTACGCCTTCAAGGATGCGGCCCCTGAGTCCCTAGTTCTCAAGCTCTACAAAAACGATGTCACCCCGACCGAGTCGAGCACAGCGGCGACTTTCACGGAAGCCGATTTCACGGGCTACAGCTCCCGAACCCTCAGTCGATCGACCTGGGGAACGCCCACTACGGTCGACGGGCAGGGAGTGATCAGCTACGGAGCTCCCCTCACCTGGACCTGCGGCACGACGACTCAGAACACGATCTTCGGCTATTTCGTGGTCGGTGCCACCAGCGGGAGCCTCGTCTACGCCGAACGTTTCGCGCAGAGCCGAACCCTGGTCGACGGTGACCCTGTTCAGTTGACTCCCACGTTCACGCTTGATAACGCCCCCTAAAGATCGAGAACATGGCTTTACATCAAGCTCTCAATACTGCCGTCTCCCACCTGACCTCCCCCCACGTGATCGGGGATGGGCTCCTGGTCGTGGCCAACGGCTCCGCCTTCGGGACCCCGACGACCGATTCCCCGCTCCGGGTCGTCTGCACTCGTCAGAGCGACGGCGCTTCGGTGATCTTCTCGGTCACGAGTCGAAGCTCCAACACCCTGACGATCGGGGGTGTGCTCGAAGGGACGACCGATATCGACCTAGCGGTTAGTGACTCGGCCCTGAACCTGATCACGGCGGGTGCGATCAATGACCTGAACGCGGCGAGTCTGAAGGTCGGCAACATCGTCTCAGACGCCGCAGCCGATCGCGTGCTGTTCGTGGACGGTGGCGGCAACCTAGCCGACTCGGAAGACCTCACGTGGAACGGGACCGGGTTCTCTGTCGGGGGAACCTTCGACCTGTCGGGGACGGCGTATCTGTCGGGCTCCCCCGCGATCTCCCACACCTCGACCGATCGCTACATTTGGTCGGGCTCGAACTCGATCAACGTCGTCTCAAATGACGGGTCGGCTACGCGGCTCTCGATCCTGAATAGTGGGAACGTCGGCGTCGGCACAAACAACCCCCTCACCGCGCTCCATTCCAAGGGGGCGTTCACGCTCGAAGCCGGGGGGACCGACTCGACGCCTGTTGATGTTTTCTACGTCAAGGCGAACGGCTACCCGACCGAACAGACACACCGGCTTCGAGCGGCCTTGTCCGTGGAACCGACCTACAGCCTGTTGGCCTTCGAGACCAACACCGGCACCGTGGGCGTGTACAACCTCGAACAGCTCGTGTTGGTCGGGAACGGTCGCGTCGGGATCGGCACGAAGGCTCCCGGCGCACAACTCCAGGTCACGAGCGGTGCGGCGTCTACCAAGGGACTGATCCTCAAGCAAGCGACGAGTGCCAGCGCGAACCCCTTCGAGATTCAGGATTCGACGGGCGGCTTGAAGTTCGGGATCGACACCGGGGGATCGGTCTACGCGGGCTCGACGAACGACACTCGCGTCGTCATCTCTCCAAGCGGCTATGCCTTCACGGAATACTACAGTTCCGAAGCGAACCCGAGAATCATCATCTCCCGGGACGCGGTCTCTGGGGGTGTCGGCGGTATCGCGCTGGGACTGTCGGGGGCAACGGCTGCGAGCTCCGGGGCGGCTGTGGGCCTCTCGGCCTCGAAGACCCTGTCGTTTTACACGAGCAATGGAACAGCCTTAACGCAACGGGCGACCTTCAATCAAGACGGCGTCTTGAAGATCGGCAGCGGTTCAAGCTCGGGGTCGAGCTCGTCGGGCCTCGACGTGTCCTTCCATCAACACAACCAGATTTCTTCCATCGGCTCGGGCAATCCTAGCGTCGTCGCCCTCTCGACCAACGGCACCATCGTCACCAAGATCCAGAGCGTGGGCGGCTCGAGCGGCAACGTCGGGACCGAGACGAACCACACGTTCACGATCAAGACGAACAACACCGATCGGATCACCGTCACTACGGCGGGTCTCGTCGGAATCGGGACGACCCCGAGCGGGACGCAGCTCCAGGTCAATACCTCTTCGGCGTCCACGAAAGGCTTGATCCTCAAAGCGTCGGCGTCCCAAACAGCTTTAATGCTCGACGTGCAAAACAGCGGCGGGTCTTCCCTCGCGACGATCAACGCGTCGGGCGGCGTGGCTGCCTCGTCCTTCACGGGGGGGGCAGGCTACGGCACTTTTACCCTTCCAGGCAACGGTGCCAGCGGGGGGGCGAAGGACCAAGCCTATATCGCCAGTGCCGCAATCGACGCGATCCCCCTCGCGATCCGTGCCTTTTCGGGGACCGGACAGACCGCGAACTTGACCGAGTGGCGAAACTCGGGAGATATCGCTCTCGCGTGGATCACTCCCAACGGTGAAATGAGGGTTCGCGGCCTGATCTCACAGGTTGCGTCGAAGACAGCGGCCTACACGCTCACGACCTCGGACGCCACGATTCTCGGGGATGCGACCTCGGGCGCGTTCAACGTGACGCTTCCCCTGGCTTCGGCTGCCACGGCCGGTCGGATCTTCACGGTGAAGAAGATCGACAGCTCGGGGAACGCGGTTACGCTGACTCGCGCAGGCAGCGACTTGATTGATGGCGCTAACACCTTCGCCCTGTCGAGTCAGAATTCCACCGTAACGGTCCAATCCGACGGCGCGTCGAAGTGGTGGATCGTTTCGAAGTTCTAACTGAAGCCAAGAGATCTCCATATGGCTCTCCGACTAACGAACGTACCGAATCCGTATGACCGCGCTAATCCCTTCGAGACGGCGTACGCCTGGATTGCTGGGGTCTATCTCGACATCTCCCAGAACTCCGGGACCGCAGTGTTCAACGTCAACCCGAACGAGGACTCTGCCAAGAGTCCTCCCCTCTTTCAGGTCACCATCCGTCTCGGAGAAGTCCTGGTCCCCGCAGACCCAACCGCAGACCCGCCAGTTGAGGAGATCCGCTTCCCGACCCTCGAACAGCTCATGGGGAACGCGGGATCCTCGTTCTCGACGGCATTCAACCTGATTGGCGCTGATCTCTACGAGAACGCTCTGAACCACCCCATGTTCAAAGACGCATTCCCTGTCTGATCGGAGACTCTCGTGTTCGGCGCGTACCCCTTCGGGCTGGTCCCCTTCAACTCGACCCCGACCTACAGCTACTTCGCCACTTCCGGTGGTGCTGTCGCTTCGGGATCGGTCACGCTCACCATCCCGCCGGAATGCGCCTGTAACCTCTTCGTCTTCGTCTCCTCTGGTGGGGCTGTCGCTTCCGGCTCGGCGATCTTCCCGAACTTCAGCCTCAGCCCCTCTGGTGGGGCTGTCGCTTCCGGCTCGGCCGAGATCGAAGTCCTCGGTGATGTGTTCGACGGTTACTCAGCCTTCTGGCTCCTGAACGAGTCAGGGACCGGGTCAGCCGACGAATATCGCGACCTGACCCGATCGGAATTCCACGGTCAGGGTGGTGGGGGAAATCCCACCTGGACCCCGACCCTCGATTCCGGGGTGTTCTGTCGGGGATCTCAGGCCCTCGACGGGAAGCAATATATCCGATTCCCTCAGGATCATATTCTCCCGACCCAAGCCTTCACCGTCACCCTCTGGGCGAAGGTTTCGACCAGCTACAGATACGGGACCTGGTTCTCACGGGGATTCGACTCGACCCCGAACACCTGGGTCTTCCAGTTCGGTCATTCGTACCTCAATCAGCTCACGGCGCAGGTCAACACGGTCAGCCCCACGACCGGCCTAGCTGAGCCTCAGTACGCCCTCGCGGCTTCCAAGCTCGAGAAAGATCGCTGGTATCACATTGCGGCGGTCTGGAATCCTGGCGACAGCCTGAAGCTGTACGCCAACGGCGTCCTTCACGCCTCGAAGTCGATCGCAGCGACTTCCCTACAGCCCCTCGGTAACGGGTCTTATGTGGGCCGTTTCAACACGGGCCAAACTCCGACCGGGAACATCCAAGAGGTTCGGCTCTTCCCTGGAGTCCGGGACCCCGCGTGGCTCTTGGCTGAGTATCGGAGCGTGTGTAGCTCCGACTTCCTCACGATCGGGGAGGAAGAGATCCTCTGATGCCGGACAGAATCCCGAGCTTCAATCCGTTCCCCGACACTGGCCGGGACTACGAGCGTCGGCCTGCGCGTCAAGAAGACAAGAACTTCTATTCCTCGAAGCGATGGCGTGACACGCGGGCTGCGTTCCTCAGGAAGAACCCTCTGTGCGTGGATTGCGAGAAAGCGGGCCGGTTCGTTCCCGCCTTGCATGTCCACCACCTGGTCGAGCGGAAGGAAGACCCGAGTCGGAGCTTTGATTGGACGAACTTGGAAGCCCTTTGTCCCAGTTGTCACGGCCGCAAGCGGAGACATTCGTGATTGTTATTCAAGACCTCACAACCGAGTTTGGCCCTGATGGAATCCTTCACGCGAAGGTGAAGCTGGCTTCCCCGAACAACGGGACCTTCACCCTCGCTGATGCCGCGAAGCACTTGGGGGTCTCCGAGAGTCGCCTGATCGAGATCATCGTCCCCGAGAGCATCGTGGACGACAAACTTCGAGAGTGGGTGAAGCAGCTGCAGTCCGTGACTAGCGAGACCCCAGCTGAAACCGAGAAGACCCCAGACCAGAAATAGACTCCCTGATGCAAATCATCCTCACCGCCACCCTGACAGTCTCCATCCCGATCGATGTCCACCCTATCGAAGGTGGCGGCTTCTGGGGTGAGCCAACGAACCTCCCGGGCTGCGTCACTCAGGCTGACACCCTCGAAGAGTTCAAGGTCAGCATGATCGAAGCCCTGAAGGATCACCTCGAAGCCACCCCGGGAATGACCGAGAAGGAACACCGCGAGCTCGCGGCCCTCCAAGGGATCGAGTTCATCCCTGACCGGTCGTACCCGAGACTCTATACCTTCGACCCCTCCGACCTGCCCGACGACCTCGAAGAGTGCTGACACATCATTCGGAACCTGGTGAGTGTGATGGTGACCCCAGACAAGACCCCCGAGCAACGCGCACAAGCCTGGAGCGAGTTCCTTGAGTTCATGGCAGACCCGGCCAACCAAGAGAGTCATGAGGTATGGCGACAGGTCTTACGTGGCATCGATGAGGAGCGGCCCCATCGACCCTTGTTCGAGGGTCTGTATGCGAAGGAAGAGCCAGTGACCCCAGTTCAGAAAGAGAAGTGAGTTGTGAAGCTGAGGATTGTGAGTGCCGATCGCGGCCCCCGAGTCTTCGACTCTGAGACCGGACTCGAACTGACGGGTGTTGTCTCAGTTACGGTCAACCCCGTCGAGTATGAAGAGATCTTCCCGCCCACGACAACGATCGTACTCATCCCTGAGTCCATCGAGATGGTTCTAGAGAAGCCGGAACCACCGATGGGTGAGCTCAAGACTCAGTCGAAGCCACAGTTCGGGATCCTCCGTGGAATCAGCGAGCTCCTGAAGTCTCACGACTCGGCTCCACAGGCGAAGCCTGAGAGAGCAGAGCCTGGAGCCTGAGCCAGTGATCATGACCCTAGCCCGGACGGAAAGGTGGGTGTTGAGATCATGATGTGGAAGACTTTGCATGGCAACGAGTTGTTCGTTTGGTGGAACGGTGAGTTGATTTTCAAGCGCTGGCTGACGCAGGGCTACAGCATGGTCTTCGACAAGTACGGTCCGCCATTCTGAAGGGGGACGATGTGATGACTCTACGCATAGTCTATGAAGCCGGTCGAGTTGATGAGCGCATGGTTCAACCTGGCAAGTTCCGAGTCTTTGAACCGGACTCGGGGCTTGAGCTTACGAACGTCCTGTCAGTCAAGGTTTCCCCCGTTGAGTCTGACGGTCTATTCCCACCCGTGGTGACTCTAGAGCTTCAACCCGAGTTTCTAGAGATCAATTACGTGCGACCCCGACAGGCGAAGCCTGAAGGGCAAGATGGGCCTGAAGACTGAGCCAGACGCAGATTGAAGACGGGGGAAGGGGGGTCAGGAACGAACCCCCTTTAGTCCCGAGACGGCGGCTAGAGTTGTACGAAATTTCGCCGATTTTCGAGGGGTAGGGTCGAACCTTGCCCCGGGGATTCCTGGAGGACCCATTTCCGACAGCTGGAAGTGGAAATGAAGCGCGGTCCGAAGTCGAAGAAGTTTACGAGTTCAGCCCCGAAGATCGATCGCTCCGACACGCCAAGTCCCGCCCACCTGGACGAGCGAGCGAAAGCGGTCTGGGAGCTCACGGTTGGTGACGTGACCTCTCGGCCCGGGTTCAATCCCGCCGACCTCTTCATTCTCGAAATCTATTGCTCGCAATACAGCGCCTGGCTCGACGCGGAAGCGAAGCTTGCCGTTGAGGGAAAGGTGATCGTCTTCAAGTCTGGCTATCAGCAGACCTCGAAGTGGTTCGACATCAGCCGGGACGCTCAGAAGCAGATCGTCTCCCTCTCCAATACCCTCGGTCTCAATCCGGCCGCACGGGCGAAGCTCAAATCCCTGGTCGTCACGACCCCTGCTTCCGCCAACCTGGATAAGTATTTCGAGTGAGCTCTGAAGCCTGGCGAACATCCCCTGAGGGGGAGCGCGCAGTCCGGTTCATGAATCGGCTGACGCTCTCGGGCGACTACCTAGGCCAGCGGCTCAAGCTCCGTCCCTGGCAAGAGGAGATCGTCCGGCGGCTGTTCGGCACGGTCGACGCCAACGGCGTCAGGCAATACACCGAAGCCTTTCTGTTCATCCCCCGGAAGAACGCGAAGACCATGCTAGCCGCAGCCATCGCGGTCTATTGTCTCCTCGACCCGAAGCGGCGGGGTCAGGAGATCTACTCCGTTGCGGGCGATCAGGAGCAAGCGGCCAAGATCTTTGAATACGCCTGTGCCATGATCGAGCACAACCCCGACTTCGACGCCTGTTGCACGATCCTCCACAGCAAGAAAACGATTTTGGTCCCTCACCTGAAGAACAAGTACAAGGCCCTGTCGAGCGACTCCAAGCGGAAGTTGGGCCTCTCCCCGTCGGTGGTACTGTTCGACGAGCTATTGACCCAGTCTGATCGTAAGCTCTGGTCGGCCATGCGTACGGCGATGGGTGCGCGCAAAGACCGACTCTTCATCCCGATCACCACGGCTGGCAACGACAAGACCTCCCTGTGCTACGAGCAATTCGAGCGTGCCCAAAGAGCCAAGGCTGACCCTGAGAAGTATCCCCATATCCTCCCGGTCTTGTACTACGCCGAAGACTCCGACGACTGGCGAGACGAAGCCACCTGGCACAAGGCTTCGCCTGCCCTTGGAGACTTCAACGAGATCAGTGTGATGCGGGAAGCCCTCAAGGATGCCTTGGAGATTCCCAGCGCTGAGTTGGAGTTCCGCCAGTACTACCTGAACCAATGGGTCAGCTCAGAGACGAACTTCATCTCCCGAGATCGCTGGGACCTCTGCAAGGGGAATGTCGACCCCCAGTCGTTGCTCGGGAGGAAGTGTTACGCGGGATTGGACGTCTCGTCCACCACCGACCTGACGGCGTTCGTGCTGCTGTTCCCGAGGGACGACGGGACCTTCCAGATGCTCTCCCACCTGTGGCTTCCCGCGAAGAACGTTGCGGCTGCGGAGAAGCGAGACAAGGTGACCTATCAAGCTTGGGGGAGGGCGGGACACGTCACCCTGAATGCCGGCGAGACATTCGAATTCGATATGGTGCTCCCCACGATCGTGGCAGCTTCCAAGCAATACAAAATCGTGAAGCTCCTGGCGGATGACTGGTCAGATGACGCTCTCCAGCGGATTCGCAAAGAGGGGATCCGGGTCGAGAAGATCGCGCAGATAGCCAAGTATATGTCCCCACCTACGAAGCGGCTCCAGAAGATGGTGATCGACGGGACCCTCGTCCACAACGGCAACCCGGTCTTCAGTTGGATGATCGACAACGCGCGGGTCGAGCTCGACTCCAACGAGAACATCAAGCTCACCAAGAAACGGTCGACGGGAAGGATTGACGGGTTGGTGGCCCTGGTGGAAGCGATCGCGGGCCAGATGGCTGACGCAAATCGAGCCGGGGGAATTCGCGAAGCCATAACCTTCTGAAACAAACCACACATGATTGACCGACTCAAAAGAGCTTACAACGCCTTCATGACCCGATCGATCGCCATCCCCAAAAACTCGGGGTCATGGTTCCTGGCTCCTTCTCAGGCTGGAGTCACGGTCACCCCGGAGACGGCGTTGACCTACTCGCCGGTCTTCGCCGCAATCAACGCGATCAGTTCCGATATCGCCTCTCTCCCCTACCTGACGTATGAGCGGTCGGGCCGGGGCGGCAAGCGGGAAGCCCCGGATCATCCCCTCTACGATCTTCTCGCGTTCGGTCCCAACGACGAGTTGAGTTCCTTCGACTGGGAGCAGGCGATGTACGGGCATGTCCTCGGTTGGGGGAATGCCTACTCGGAGATCGTTCGCGACGGTAACGGGGAGCTCGTCGGGATCTACCTGCTTGACCCGCGAACGACCGAGCCGAAGCGTGACCCTCGCGGCCGACTCTACTACGAGACGAAAGACGAGTCGGGTGAGATCATCAGGCTCCCCTCCGAGAACGTGATCCACCTTCGCGGCCTGGCGTTCGACGGTATCAAGGGGTACAGCCCGATCACCCTGGGTCAGCAATCGCACGGCCTGGGGATGGCGACGGAGTTGTTCGGCGCGAGCTTCTACGGGAACTCGGCGATTCCCTCAGGGGTGTTCGAGGCGGCTGAAGACACGACCCCGGAAGCTGTAGACACGTTCCGCGAATCGATCGACCGGATTCATGGTGGCCCCTTCAACGCCCACAGGTTCATGGTCACCCCTCCCGGATGGAAGTGGAATCAGACGCAGGTCTCTCCCGAGAACGCCCAATTCCTGGCGACT